ACGAAACACTATTTGATTATTTGGAGGTGCAAATAGCCGCCATCAAGCAAGCCCGTGCCCTCGACAAGAAGGCAGAGAACGCCAGAGAGTTGGGGCTGGACTATGAGCCAGCAGAAGTGCTTGGGCACAACGGGTGGGGGTTCCCGATTAAGGCCGCAGCACCTGTGCAGGATATTGACTGGAAGGATATGTACGAGAAGGAAAAGAGGCGCAGTGAAATGTGGGTGGCGAAGTACGAGAAAGACATTGGGCCGATTGAGTATGCAGTGCCAGTTGCAGCACCTGTGCGAGAGGATTGGGGGCCGGGGCCGCATGAATGCCACAGCCTGACCGAAGCATCTGTGCAGGAGCCTGTGCTGAAGCCTTTATCGAAAAAGTGGAAGTTGGTTCTGCATGAGAGTTTTGCTGATGTAGCAGGTTTTGATGAGGAAGGCTTTCCATCGTTTTATTGGAAAGAGTCCGTGACCAAGTTCAAGAGCGGGGAATTAAGTGTGCCATGCAAAGGCAAAAATTGCGGAAGCCTTAATGGGTGGTTGCACTCTGCTGAATGCCGCGCAGAACATGAAGCGCAATACACCACCCCACCCGCAGCACAGCGGCAATCAGCACGGAGTGCGTGGGTTGGGCTGACGGATGAGGAAGTGCGCGAAACTATCAGTAGCGTCCACATTGAACCGCTGTTCAGCTATCGGCATGTCGCCCGAGCCATTGAAGCCAAACTCAAGGAGAAGAATAGTGACTAGCAAGTTCTTGAGACATATCGCCTGTGAGCATTGTGGTAGCTCTGACGGTAACAGTCTCTATGATGATGGCCATACCCACTGCTTTGCCTGTGGTGTGACAGAGCACGAAGGTGCTTATGATGAACGAACAGTAATGCGGGATGCTATTGCACCCAAGAAGGCCACAATGGACATTAAAGGTACATTTAAATCAATTCCTGACCGAGGTATTAGTCAGGCAACCTGTGAGAAATATGGAGTAACCACCGATGGAGACTGTCAGTATTATCCTTACACTAACGGAGACGGAGTTAGAACGGCTGTTAAGAAACGCAGTGTTCCTACAAAGCAATTCTCCATCTCAGGAGACTTCTCAGGAGCAACACTATTCGGTCAGTCTCTCTTTCATGCCGGAGGAAAAGCTATCACCATCACAGAGGGAGAACTTGACGCTCTCGCAGCTTTCCAGATGCAAGGATCTCTCTACCCTACAGTGAGTATTCGTAACGGTGCTCAGGCTGCTTTGAAGGACTGTAAGGCACAGTATGAGTGGTTGAACAGCTTTGACTCTGTGGTGATCTGCTTCGATGGTGATGAGCCGGGGAAGAAGGCAGCTAAGGAAGTGGCTGAACTGTTTGGCAACAAAGCCAAGGTGATGCAGTACAAGGATGGTTACAAGGATGCTTGTGAGTACCTGATCGCAGGGGCTACCAAGGAGTTTGTGAATGCTTGGTGGAGAGCTGCTCCGTATGTGCCTGACGGTATCATCAATGCTGCTGATCTCTGGGAGGAAATCTCCAAACCAGAGCCGATTGCAGAGGCACAGTACCCTTGGAAGGGCTTGAATAAGCTCTTGTACGGTATCCGACCTGCTGAGTTGATTACAGTTACCGCAGGCAGCGGCTTGGGTAAGAGTCAGTTCTTGAGGGAGATCTTGTACAACCTGCTGAAGACAACAAGCTGGAACATTGGTGGATTGTTCCTTGAGGAATCTACTCGTAAGACAGCCCGTAGTATCATGTCGTTGCATGCTAACAAGCTGTTGCACCTGCCTGATACACCGACCAATGAACAGGAACTTAAAGAGGCTTTTGATGCTACCTTGGGAAGCAATAGGATATATCTTTTTGATCACTTTGGTAGCAGCGATGTTGACAATATCTCAAATAGAATCCGGTACATGGCGAAAGCTTGTGACTGCCGTGTTGTGTTCCTCGATCACATTAGTATTGTGGTCTCAGGCCAAGATCTAGGTGACGAGCGTAAAGCCATTGATAACATGATGACCAAACTGCGGACACTGGTACAGGAATTAAACATTACCCTGATCTGTGTCAGTCACTTGCGTAGACCACAGGGCAACCAAGGGCACGAGGATGGCGGTAGTGTGTCTCTGTCTCAGTTGCGAGGCTCAGGTGCTATTGCACAGTTGAGTGATGCAGTGATCACGCTGGAGCGCAATAGCATGGCTGAGAACGAGGATGAGCGACACTTAACCAAGATTGCAGTGGCTAAGAATCGGTACAACGGGGAAACTGGCCCTGCTTGTAAGTTACAATACAATGGCTATACAGGGCGTATGGTCGAAGTTGAGGAAGAGGTATTATGACAGCATGGCATGGAGGGAAAGGCTCAAGTAGCCGCCCACGACAGGTGAGTAACGAGGAGTATGCAAACCGATGGGATGCTATCTTTCAGCGGGACAGCTCTGTTAAGAGCGACAAACCTAAAGAGGAAGAGCCTGTTAAAGAGGAACCTGAGAAGAAAGATGAGAATGACCATTGAACACTTAATCGTAGGAGCCACCGGGGTAGGTTACTTGGTGGTAGGTGTGCTACAATGGAGCAAGGGAGAGATCTCTAACGGGATGATCTGGACAGGGTATGCCTTTGCTCAGGTTGGATTGTGGCTTAATATCAAATGAGGAGGAAGATTATGCCTGACATTAGTATGTGTAACGACTATTCCTGCCCTAAGTTTGACAAGTGCTACCGAGCGCAGGCTAAACCTAGTGAGTACCGACAAGCATACTTTGCTAGTTCACCTCGTAGTGTAGACGGTTGCGAATATTTTAGCCCTTTGGAAAAAACAGATGAGAATAGTTCTCGACATCGAAACAAACCTAGCACACGACAAGATTCACCTTGTTGTGACTAAAGACATTGACACTGGAGAAGTACGCACATGGAAAGCAGCAAGCAACCTGCCGGAGTTTTTAAAGGACGCATCGTTGATAGTCATGCACAACGGCATAAGTTTCGATGCACCAGTATTGAATCGCTTATGGAAGACGAAGATTCGTTCGAGTCAAGTGTACGATACATTGATAGTAAGCAGGCTTCTCGACCCGAGCCGCGAGAACGGTCACAGTCTCGAAGCATGGGGACAAACTCTAGGGTTTCACAAGATTGACTATGCTGCCGTATGGCAGTGGATGATGGACAGAAAGGAAGCATATGCCGGAGAGTGTTTTGATTCCCCTATTGATTCTCTTCTTGATCATTATTGCATTAGGGACGTTGAAGTTACTGCTAAACTGTTTGTTCGGCTTAGTAATGATGTGGTTGAGAAGCAGTTTAGCCAAGAGAGTGTCGAACTTGAGCACAGAGTAGCCCAAATCATATCGGAGCAGGAACGCAATGGATTCAAACTTGACCAGATCTACGCAACCTGTTTACTTACTGACATCAAGTCAAAAGTGGCAGGAATATATGAGCAGATGCAACAGCGATGGCCTCCAGTTACAGTCGAGAGATTCTCTGACAAAACTGGAAAGAGACTCAAGGACAGCGTGGTTACTTTCAACCCGGGAAGTAGACAGCAGATCGGAGAGAGACTAAAGGAACTCGGGTGGAAGCCCAAGGAGTTCACAGAGACAGGACAGCCAAAGGTAGATGAAACTATCTTAGCTAACATCAAGATTCCAGAGGCTCAGGTTATTGCTGAGTATCTGATGCTACAGAAACGTATCAGTCAGATCGAGTCATGGATGGAAGCTGTTGGCAAGGATGGTAGGGTTCACGGTAAGGTCATCACTAACGGTGCTGTTACAGGCCGGATGACACATAGTAGCCCTAACATGGCTCAGATCCCCAATGCAGGTTCCATCTATGGGCCTGAGTGCCGGGAGTGCTGGACTGTTGAGGATGGTAATGTATTGGTAGGTTGCGATGCTTCAGGTTTGGAGCTTCGTATGTTGGCTCACTATATGAAGGATGAAGGATATGTCAGAACTGTCTGTGAGGGATCATCTAAAGATGGAACGGATGTTCATACAGTTAACCAAAGAGCAGCAGGACTCGCTACTAGAGATAATGCAAAGACTTTTATCTACGCCTTCCTCTATGGCGCAGGAGATGCAAAGATTGGTAGTATTGTGGGAGGCAGTGCAAGAGATGGAACAAAGCTCAAAGCCAAGTTCCTCGCGCAAACACCGGCCCTCGCTAAACTTCTTGAACGAGTCGGAAAGCAAGCAGCCAAAGGATGGGTTCCCGGACTTGATGGGAGGCGTATTTGGGTTCGATCCGAGCATGCGGCTCTCAATTCGCTCCTCCAAGGAGCCGGGGCAATCGTGATGAAGAAGGCTCTCGTGATCTTTGATGACAAACGCAAGGCTAACAAGTGGCCTGTAAAGTATGTCGCCAATGTCCACGATGAGGCACAGCTTGAATGCCCTAAAGATATTGCTGAGGAGGTCGGTAAAGCCTTCAGACAGAGTATCATTGAGGCAGGTGAGTTCTACAAGCTTAGATGTCCTCTTGATGGGGAATATAAGAT